GGACGGCGATCGAGGAGAGATCTTTGAGGCCGTAGAAGGTGTAGGTGATACTCGAGTACAGTTTGAGACTATACCCGAGTCTAACTGCGACCATGACCCTTCTATTAAGAACATTGATGGAAGGTTTGTTGTGCAAAAGTGTAGCCAGTGTGATCCAGTGATGGATCGAAAACGTGAGGTAGAGCGAGTCTACCTTGAGGAGTTGGAGGGAGTAGCATGCGGTATGAACTCGGACGGTGAGCCAATGTTGTCCGAGTATAGTGACCGAGCCCGCCTACCTGGTGGGGCACCGGTGTATACTCCAATCGATTACTTGCGACAAGCAACTAAGGGAACCTTTGATTTTGTGCGGGGAAAGGGCCTACCTTCCGGATATGCACACTGGTCTGAAATAATGCCAGTGTGTTGCCATAAGAAGGAGATTCTTAGCCTCGCATATTTTGAGATGGTTGCTGGAAAGCTCGAGTTAGTGATCGACATGTCGAACCTCGTTACTGTATCAATAAACCTGTTCCCTATGGTGCATTGGCTAGAGATAGTCGATCCTAGACGGTACAGGATTAATGCTTCACAGTATAAGATAATATTACCAAGTGTTTGTGAACAATCTAAATTTAGATGGCTAAATCGAATATTGGTTGGGCAAGATGTTGTTGATACTAATGTGCTTGGGGACCGAAGTGCCTTTGCCGGTACTGGTTTCTCGACTCATCAGTTTCCTGGTCGTTTCTCTTGGAGCAATCTGAAGAAACCCTGGGTGTGCGACACTCTAACCCGGCCACGACTATCCAACTATAAGATAGAGAAGGATGTGGTACGTTACTTGGTAAGTGGAACGTATATAAGGTTAGAAGGTGCGGACGACATGGCAGCTGGTTTGAACCATCTGATGTCATTGCACACGCGTGGCATCGAGTCATTTTGTAACACCTTCTTCTATTGGCAGTGCGGGGGACGACTCCGTGCTGCCAAATTATATCCGTTCTTTAACGCGGCATTTAAAGATGCAGCTTTCACCTGGAGGGTGATTGCTGCGGGTATTGCCGCTGTGGTTGTTGCTTACAAAATTTATAGGCTCATACGGAACTCAGCTGACCTTGTTTCTGCCCAGGCTTCGCAGTCTGGGGACATAAGGAAAACTGAATCGCCTACTGTGCCACGAGTAAATTTTGTTCAAGCGACACCTACAGTAGCAACAGCGAAAGGAGATGAGGAGTTGAATATAATGCGAACTAGCTTATGCAAACTTCGAAAGGGATCCATGTCAATGTTTGGTGTTAGACTGTGCTCCAATTTCGTGCTTGCCCCACTTCATCTGACGTGGGTTGAGGGTGACTTTGGTGTGTCTATCCAAAACAATGGTGTGTGGTCCTCGGAGCAAGTGTATGCTGCGAGTACTGTACAATACTCTTCAGTGCGCGGCTTTGATTATGCCGTCTACAGGTTTGCAGCAATGCCAGCTGGTAGGAATATAATCAACTATTTTACAACAAGAGCACAGAGTGCCACCTTGCGGAGTAATTCAACGTTACTGACTCTTACTAATACTACTCTACAGCTGCAACCAATAGTTATTGGTCAATATGTTGGTTCCTTAGCCTATGATAACGCGAGTTTTCCTGGCGTGGGAACCAACATGGTTGGCTGGAAATATTGGTTAGGTACCAATTCAGTAAAATGTGGGTCCCTAATTCTCAGTAATAATTTGTTGTGTGGCATTCATGTCGCGCAAAATTTAAAAACTGGGGAAGCATATGCTGTTAGTATTTGTAAGGAGATGTTAGTTGATGCCCTCAAGACGCTGGGAGCAACTGTCTTTGATGTAAAAATGAACCGAACCATGCCCGTCGTCACTACTGGCGAACCAAAGATGCAACCTCCCTCTGAAGCGGTAATTATACCTATTGGTAAGGCTATCGATCCAGTGCGATACTCTGGCAAGTCTAATCTTGAGAAGAGTATCATGCATGGAGAAATAGCTGAACCTTTTAGGTTTCCAGCTGCGCAAGCAGCTACCGCTAAGGGGGAGCAACTAGGTTATGATGTAGTTATGAAGGGGTGTGAGAAGCAATTCAAACCACCGAAACCAATCCACCCAAATGAAGTTGATGAGATAGGTGATTACTTAGTCGAGCAAATCGTTGATAGGTCTAAGCCACTCATACCGACAACGAAGGAACCACTAACCTTGGGTCAAGCTATTGCTGGAATAGATGGAGTACCACTTATGTGTAGTATGAAGTTAAAAACCAGCATTGGTTGGCCTCTGTGTAACAGGTATCCGAAAGGATATAAGAAGAGTGATATAATAACAGTTGATAGGGAATTGGAGTCCATCTCCATTGATCCAGTTGCAATAAGTGATTATACAACTGCAAATTCAATGCGGAGGGAAGCTAATTTACCACCAACTGTTTTTATGGACTTTCCAAAGGATGAGTTGTTGAAACCTGGCAAGGATACTCGACTAATTAATGGAGCACCACTACACCATACATTGGACATGCGACGCTACCTAATGGAGTTCTTTGCCGCAATTACTACTCTAGACAACAAAATAGCAGTTGGTGTGGACGTTCACTCAAGTGATTGGGCGATCGTACACGCTGGTACTAATGACGTTGTTGACGAGGATTATAGCGGTTTCGGACCCAGCTTCCACTCTGAGTGGTTGCAGGTAGTGTGCCAATTGGCCCTTGCGTGGTGTAGGCGATATAAGAACATCGATGAAGAGTACGAGATGGTAGTGCGTTGCCTTATTGGTGAGCTTAAAAATGCTTTTCACGTTGCTGGTGATTTAGTTTACCAAACGTATTGCGGCTCACCATCTGGTGCTTTCGCTACTGACAGGATAAATAGCATTGCTAACTTGTGTTATCATTGCTTATGTTACCGTCGGAAGTATGGGACCTTAACTGGTTTTTGGAAACATTACTGTCTCGTATATGGAGATGATACGAGGAGGAGAGAGACAGCGTACACAGGAGATGAATTTCAATCGTGTATGGCTGAAATAGGAGTTGTGGTCAATCGGGACAAATCTGGCACTACGAGTTTCTTGAAGCGCCTGTTTGTTCCAATTGAACATAGGAATGTGAGAGTGATGTTAGCACCACTCCCACGGCCAATAGTTGAAGATATACTTAACTGGGTGCGGCGCCCTTACCTTAGTAAGGTTGCCGCTTTGGAAGAGACTGTTGGGTCATATCTTTCTGAAATATTCCATTATGGTGCCGACGAGTTCAATAACTCTCGTC